CTGCATCAACCGCATTAACTACGAGTACAAGTTTTGGTGGCGACGTATCAGGTACCTATAACGCAATCGTAGTTGCCAATGATAGTCATACGCACGCGTTTAACAATTTAACAGGAAAAACAAGTGGTACTGGTGACTATGCTACAACAGGCGACATAGTTTCGGGGAAAGGATCTGGTGGAGTTGCGCTTACTATTAATGATGGAAAGGGTAATGCTAATGTAACATGGAATCACCAAAACGGTATTCCAGAACAAAATGGCAACGCAGCTAGAATAGAAGTTAATACAGATTCTACAACCACAGCTACAATGTACTTTGAGCTTAAGTCAAATGTATCAAGCGGTATTGGCGTTGATTTAACACCAATTATGAGATTGACTGAAACTGCAATCACGGCTGAAAGTGGAATTTCTTTTAGCGGTTCTGGCGCATCGCTTACTAATGTCAACGCGGCAACGCTGGACAGCTTAGACTCAACGCAGTTTTTGCGCTCAGACACGTCTGACACTATGAACGGTAATCTAACGGTTACCAACGATTTAACCGCAGGCGAGTCATTCTTTGGAGCAACTAGCTATAAAGTACGAATTAACAGTACGTCAAGCACGGGCATTCTGGAATTCAACAGCACAAACGGTGTAATTCGTAACACTGGTACTGTCTTAGGCCTAGCCGCAAACTCAACTCAGATTGTCGATGTGCGTGCGGCGGCGATGCAACCAACAACAGACAATGTGACTGACTTGGGTGCTAGCACTAAACGCTGGGATAACATCTACGCGACCAACGGCACAATCCAGACTTCTGACGGTAACGAAAAGCAGGATATCGAGGCGCTATCTGACGCCGAGCTTCGAGTAGCGCAAAGTATCAAAGGGCTTATACGCAAGTTTAGATTTAAATCTGCGGTTGCAGAAAAAGGCGACGATGCGCGTATACACTTTGGCGTGATCGCTCAGGATGTAAGGGCGGCTTTTGAGGCAGAAGGTTTAGACGCTACTCACTACGGATGCTTCTGCGCGGATGTGGATGAAGATGGAAACGAGCGGCTAGGGATTCGGTACGATGAGTTGTTAGCTTTTGTTATAACGGCTTTGTGATAAAATGGTTTTGAGGTGATGACATGTTGAAAAAGGCATTAAAAAGTAGGACCGTACAGTACGGTATAGCCATAGCGGTTTTGTCAGTATTGCAGGGCTTTATTGGGTTCTTACCTACCAGCCCGGTTGTGCAGGCAATTATTGGTTGTCTCATTGCCTCTGGCATTGTCATTCTACGATTCATCACAACACAGCCAATATCGGATAAATAGCAATGGCCGTATCTTTGAAAGTACTGATAGAGCCTAAGCAAGCAGAGAATGTGCAGACTGATCAGTACACTGTCCCTTCTGGCAGCTATGCAATAGTTGATAAGTTTACAGCGACAAACACTAGCGCAGACAACGTTGAGTTTAGCGTTAACCTGGTACAGGCTGGAAGCTCTGCCAGTAATGGAAATTTAGTGGTTGATGCTCGATTGATAGCACCAAACGAAACGTACACCTTTCCGCAGCTTGTTGGTCAGATTTTGTCCCCTGAAACAATTATTAGTACACTGTGCTCTGCTGGATCAGCACTAACGATACGCGCAAGCGGGAGAGAGGTCGCATGATAGATGCAGAAATGCCGATGATGATGGGCGAGATGATGGTTGAGCTAAAAGACTCATTCATCACCCCGGCTGAAAACAAACGCAATACCAAGAATGCTTTGGACAATTGGATGCTTGGTCCTGAGAAGCCATCGCTTAATTACAGCGAGAATAAGGATTATTACAAAAAGCTTGCCAAAGCCTGGGGCGTTGAAGAGAAAGAAGCCCGGCGCAAGATGTGCGGCAACTGCGAGTACTTTAAGAACTGCCCTAAGACCCAAGCCAAGATGGAGAAAATCCCATTAACGGACTTGGATGAGAATGCAGGTGCTCGCGGATACTGCACAAAATTAGAGTTTATCTGTCATGGCATGCGCGTGTGCCAGGGCTGGGATGACTGATGTCAAATAATGTCGAGATGTTACAGCGTAATTTTGAAGAGGTATTACAGTTACCTGATGACGCGGTAGCACTTTTGGTCATGCTGTATAATGTGGCTCAGACGTTTGATGATTACGCCGATGGCGATGAAGTAACCCGGCAGGAGCTTGACGCATTAATCTGGAACTCATTGGTTGGTATACCTCAAAATAGGTTTTATCAAATCAATCAGATTAGCTTGTTGCCGATTATCGCAACCACAGTTTTGAAGTGGCAAGGCTCAGATAGAGCAGAAAGAAAGGGACAGGCCGATGCCAAAACATTCGGCTGGCGAGCTGGATATTTTGATATCGTCTTGTTTGTATTTAATTTGGTACATGGTCCTAGTAATGCGATTAATAACGCGGATGTTATTATGAACTTGTATGACGAGTCGCTTGAAGACTATGTAAAGGAGTTTGAAGATGCCTGATGGTGGAACAGCATTAGCGGTTGGTGCAAATGTACTCGGCGCTAGTAGCAAAAAGAAAGCGGCAAAGTCTGCGGCACAGGCTGATATTCGCGCCCAGGAGATGGCCATTGAAGAGCAGCGCCGTCAGTTTGATGAGACGGTAAAACTGTTAAAGCCTTTCGTTGAGACAGGCCAAGAGGCTATGTACGGATTACAGCCATACGCTGAACCTGGTCTTTATGCACTAGAGCAGATGAGTGCAATTGCTGGGGTTATGGGTCCGGAAGCCCAAGAAGAGATGATTCGCCAGATTGAGTTTGACCCGTTATATCAAGCGCAAGTTCGCCAGGGTGAAGAGGCAATCTTACAACAGGCGTCTGCTACTGGTGGTCTTCGAGGTGGCAACATTCAAGGCGCATTAGCTCAATTCAGACCTCAAATGCTAAGTCAAGCCATTGAGCAACAATACGGTCGCTTAGGTGGATTAACGTCTTTAGGTCAAGGGACTTTGACAGATCTTGCTCGATTAGGTCAAGCGTCAGCTGCTGGTCAGGCTCAGGTTGGTCAAGCAGCGTCTGCTAACATACAGCAAGCACTTGCGAATCAAGGTGCTGCTCAAGCTGGATATCGAACCGCCAGAGGGCAAGTTCAAGCCGACATGATTGGTGGCGTAGCTGGCATTCTCGGTGGATTATTCTAGGAGTTAAAAATGGTAGCACCAATTAGACCAAATTATACGATCAGCAGTGTAGACCCTGGGCAAGCATTTTTAGCGGCTAGAGCGCAAAAACAAGCTCAAGAAGAAGCAGCGCGACAGCAGGCAATCGCACAAGAGCGAGATGCTCGAAGACAGGCGGCACTAGAACAAATTCTTGGCGTGCCATCATCTGCTTCAACGGCGGGGTCAGTTGGTGTTCCTGCGGCGGCGGCTCCCGGTGGAGCGCCTGCTATGGAGGCTACCCCAGAATTCGTTGCGCCGGGCGAGGCTCCTGTGCCTCAAATGCCACAACAAACAACACCTACTGGATTGCAGAAAAAGCCTAGCGCTGAAGACTACTTAAAAGCGGCTGCACTGTATCCTGAGTTAAAAGATCAGTTTACAAAGCTAGCAGAACAGCGTGGTGCCCAGTATACGCAAAACAGCCTATACACTGCCGCTCGTATAGCTACAGCACTAGAGAACGATGATGTTCAAACGGCCACTGATCTAGCAGAGCAGATGGCGGTTGCTGCTGAAAACTCTGGCGATCAAATGAGCGCTCAAGCGTATCGAACTTGGGGCCAGTTAGCTCAGATTGATCCAGAGGGTGTGCGTGATCTTATTGGTATAAGCATGGCGGCAACGCCTGGTGGAGCTGAGGTTGTTAAAAGAACATTTGGTGATGAGGCGCCTGCTAAAATACGAGAACTCAAGGCTCGTGCAGAACTCGCAGGTTTAAAGCCCGGCACACCTGAGTACAACAAGTTTATGACGACTGGTGGTGGTGCGCCGACAGTTCAAATTGATCAGCGTGAGCGAGACGAGTTTGAAAAAGAGGTCTCTAAACGTGACGCAAAATTCTTTGGTGATCTTGCGGACCAAGCGGCAACAGTTGGCGAAAGTCAGGCTACGTTACAAGACCTCGAAAGTTTGCTAGCAAACGTTGATACTGGATTTGGGGCGCGTGTAAAACAGTTTGCCGGTCGATATGGTATTGCGACTGAAGGTTTAAACGAGATTCAAGCAGTAAACGCAATTATCTCAAGGCTTATCCCTGCGCAACGACAGCCGGGTAGTGGCACAATGTCTGACGCTGACTTGCAGCTATTCAAAGACTCATTGCCGAGCATTATGAATCAGCCAGGCGGTAACAAACTCATTATTGACACAATCAAAGGTATTAATGATTATCGTATGGCTCAAGCAAAAATCGCTAATGATGTCTTTACAGGCGAGTTGAGCAGAACGGAAGGCCGCGAACAGTTAATGCAGCTTGCTAACCCAATTGACAAGTACCGAGAAACTTTTGAGTCGTCTAAATCGGCACCAATGAGCAGTGAAGCGCCCCCAGTAGAAGGCGGGTTTAAATTGATCGGTAGAAAGCCCGGAGGCTAAAATGCCAACGATTTATGAAGTACAGGCGCCTGACGGATCAATTTTAGAGATAGAAGGTCCAGACGATGCGACCCAACAGCAGATCATGCAGGCCGCTCAGTCTTTGTATGCTCAGCAACAACAGCAAGAAACTGCGGTAAGCCTAGAAGAGCAAGTAGCCCGAGCAACTGGTGTGTCGCCAGAAACAATGGCGCCACCTGAACCGCCGGGTGTACTAGAGCAAGTTGCTGGTGTAGGTGAAGCTTTGGCAACCGTTGCCACAGGGGCAACAACTGGTGCAGCCGGTATGATTCGCGGCACTTTGTATGGGTTGGCTGAAGAGATTGCATCAGGTCAATTTGGGACTCAAGAGGCGGCGCAAAGGATTAAGCAGCGCGCTGACGAGCTTGCGGCAGAATACACTTACCAGCCAAGAACTGGCGCAGGCCAAGAGTATGTGCAGGATATTGCTGAGGTTGGCGCTCAGCTTGCCCCAGTGGCAGGATTGACTGGCGAGCTTGGAGCAATTACCTCTGGTGCAGTAAGTGGCGCTAGAGCCGCTCCTGGTGCTGTTAGGGCAGTCCAGGAAGCTCGTAGGCTTGAGATGGAAGAGGCCACAAGACAGCGTAATGTTGGCGCCGCCGAAGTTGCAATGGGTACTCAGAGGACTGAGACAGCAGCTCAAATGCCTGTGCCGTTTACTGGTGAGCGCGGTCTTACGAAGGGTCAGGCAACGCGTAATTTTGAGCAATTGCAGTTTGAGCGAGAGACCGCAAAGCGCGGCGAGCTAGGTGCGCCTCTTAGAGAGCGCTACTCAAATCAGACTGAGGCGATGCTAGGCAACTTTGATGAGCTTATCGACCTGCCTGGGCCTGTGACGTTTGAAGCGCGAGACATTGGGCGCATAGTTGACCAAGCCTTGGTAAATAAAGTAAACGTCAAGAAGCGCGAGATTAAAGCCGCTTATGATGCCGCGAGAGAGGCAGGCGAAATGGCTCAGCCTATCACGCTTGATTCACTGCCAAGCACCTTAAATGAAATCATGCGCTATCAATCAGTGGCTCCAAATGCTAAAGCTATTTTTGATGAAGCGATGCGGATTGGAGCTATTATGGTTGGCGATGACGGCACGGTTGTTACTCAGCCAATCACTTTGAATGACGCGGAACTATTCCGACAGTTTGTGAACAGTGCGACCAACTTCAATGACCCACAGCAGGGCCGCATTGGCACGATTGCTAAAAGCGCAATTGATGACACGTTGAATTCTGCTGGGGTTGGTGGTGAGTTGTTTAAAGAGGCCAGAACACTACGCGCTAAGTATGGGCAGGAATTTGAAAACGTAGGTATTACAAAGCGGTTACTAAGCACTAAGCCTGGGACAGACGAGCGCACAATTGCGTTTGAAGACGTGTTTAAAAAGGTCATTATTGATTCGCCGATTGAGGAAGTGAACAAGCTTCGGTCTACTCTGTTGAAGGCTGGACCTCAAGGTAAGCAAGCTTGGACGGACATGAAAGCCAAGCTAATTGACCACATTCGAGAGCGAGCTGTTTCACCAAGCCAAACCGATGAGCGCGGCCAACCGTTGATCTCTGTAAATCAATTGGCGAAGACCGTAAACTCTCTCGATCAGCAGGGCAAGCTAGAAAGCTTATACGGCAAGAAACAAGCGCAGCAGATTCGAGACTTAGTTGAAATCGCTCAAGTGGTATACACGGCACCACCTGGGGCTGTAAACTATTCAAACACCGCGTCTGCGGTAATGGTTGCGCTTGATCAGCTAGCAACGTTTGGAATTACTGGCGTGCCTGCCCCGGTCGTATCGGTGTTACGCGAAGCAAGTAATTACATGAAAAACAAAGCGATCAAGAAGCGTGTTGAGCAGGCTCTAAAAGGTGTAAGCGAGGAAGAGAAATGAGTGTAGAAGCGGCAGTAGCCAAATTACAGGCCCAACAAGAATCAATGGGTCACGATATTGTAGATATCAAAAGTACATTGGCAAGTATTGCCGATTCGTTGAAGCATTTGTCCGGCATCGAGCAGCGGCAAGTCCATTTAACTGACTCAATTTCGAGAGCCCACAGCCGGATCGATGAGATGCAGGGCCTGTTAAAAGAAGAAGTTAAAGGCCATGAAAAACGCATCCAGCAGATTGAGATACACCAAGCCAAAAACCAATGGATTGAGAGGGTGATCATGGCGATCATAATGGGTGTTATCGGCCTTTGGATAAAAGGTGGCTTGTGAGATTTTTAGACTTAATCGCCGGGATATTTAAACCAGCGGCTGAGTTGATTGACGAGATACACACCTCTGAAGAAGAGCGCATTATCCAACAGCGCAAGCTTCTTGAAATACAAGCAATGGTCCTAGACTCATCTCTCGAGTACGAAAAAGAGATGATGTCTGCCAGAGCTGAAATCGTAAATTCTGAAGCCAAGAGTGAGCACTGGATCACTGCTACTTGGCGCCCTATCACAATGTTAACTTTCCTCGCGCTAGCGGTTGGCGACTCTTTGGGTTGGCTACCGAATCCATTGCGGGATGAAGCGTGGATGTTGTTGCAGATTGGACTTGGTGGATACGTTGTGGGACGATCAGCCGAGAAGGTCATTAAGACGGTTCGCGAATGAAAAAGCTAATTGAAACGTTGAAGCGACACGAAGGGGTATCTAAGTATGCATACGAGGATTCGGAAGGATACGTTACGGTGGGTGTTGGTCGGTGCCTCGATCCTGAACGTGGTCTTGGGTTATCACCTGATGAAATTGACTACCTTTTGAGAAACGACATTGAGCGCTGTTATCAAGAGCTATCGGTTTTCTCATGGTTCGATGAGCTCAATCAAGTGCGGCAGGAAGCCTTGGTCAATA